GTTTTTTATTGCGTGACTCGGCGCACCACTACTATGGTGGGCTGGGTGAGGCAGCCATTTGGCTGGCCGTTCCTGTGGCGGTAGTACTAACCTCATTCAGCTCATCACCCAACGATTAGTACCGTTTAGTGATGATTACTCTCGAACACAGGAGTGTCACCCATGAACTTACAACAGTCTAAAAACTACCCTGCGCAATTGGTCTTTATTAACGGCCAACAAACCATTACCAATTCACTTATCGTCGCTGATTATTTTGGCAAACTGCACCACCATGTTTTGCGTAAAATAGAGACTATTTTAAAAGATGCACCACACGAATTTACGTCCAACCATTTTTGGTGTAACGTGCAAAATCAACAGGTTGGTGCAACAACACGTGATTTAAAATGCTATCACATGACCAAAGACGGTTTTATGTTTTTAGTGATGGGTTTTACCGGTGCCAAAGCTGCCGAACTCAAGATCAACTTCATTAATGCCTTCAACGAAGCCCAAAAGCGACTTAGCCGCACTCAACATCCGTTTGAGCGTCAGCGCATGATGTTTACATGGGAAGGCGGCAAAATAGTGAGCTCGCAACCGATACATGATGACCAGTTTGTCACCAGCCGCGATAAATTAGTGCAGTACATGCGCGAACCCCGCTTTTTATCTCTTGAGCAATTGCTAGAAATCAGTGAAGCCGCAAACCAACAAATAGCGACATTAGCAAGACTGGCAGAGAAACAAGCCCGTTTACGATAAAAACCACAGTTAAACGCCCATAAAAATGGCTACATCAAGTAGCCATTTTTTGTTTGTAGTGCCAATCATTGTGGGTGGTTATGTTTGGTATCAACGTCCAAATAATAGGCAAAAAATTGTTGGCTAAAATGTTGACGAAGGACCAAAAGCCAACTGTTTTTTGTTCTTATTTAACAGATTGTTAGGCGAATTAACTGCCACCGTACTTCTTGTTTGCTTTAAATGCTTCAACTTCTAAAGGAGCATTGGAATATCCATATTTTGCCAAATCAGATAAATGCTGAAAAATAATTTTGTCCAAGCTTGACCTTTCGATTTGTAATACGTGAACAAGTTCGTGTGCTAATTTGGGGGTATCAAGTTCATATCCCTTTCTAACGTATATTGAGTAGCCAAAAACTTGGGCATTATTAATAATATTTTCGCCGATAAAACCTAACGACAACCCCATTTTCTTTAAACCTTCATTTTCATAAGGGTACGGGACTCTATCAACGTAAACGATTTTGACTTTTTCAGGAAATTTAATCCCGACTTCACTAGCTAAATTAAGTCCTTTTTTATCTAAAGGTATACCTATCTTTATTCCCTTTTTATCTACTTCATGCGCCCACTCGATATATTGTGGCAACAATTGCTCAAAAGTTCCTACAGCCTCGTTATTTGCATTAGCTTGCCAAGATATCAGGCTTGCAAAAGTTAAACTCATTATTATTTTCATAGTATCCTTTATTAAATGTAAGGCATTCGCCTAACGTTTTAGTATTTATGCGTTGCGCTGTTTGCATGGCACAAACCGCTTGTTGGACTTGACCTATGCCGAGTCCAGGTTGATGGGTACGCTTTATGCTATAGGAATTTGCTTTTTTTGATGCTAGCTCTGAGCTGCAGAGCAATGTTGAATTGATTATGAGGCTTGGTTTGTAGGTGTTCAATTGCAATTCCCTTGTCATTATGGTGTTCCATCACATCTTTTTTAAGTCTAACTGATTCAATGAGGTTAATACACTCAATTGAGTCAGTCTTTGGCTCCGCGCAGCGGCTTAGTTCAACGCCCAATTAACGGGCTAAAAATTGTGGGCTAAAATTAGCGACGAAGGAGCAAAAACCAACTGTTTTTTGTCCTTTTTTAACAGCTTGTTATGTTGATTTATTAACGTTACCAGCATCTTCTTCTTGATTCCAAAATTCATCAAGTAAATCGCCAGAGCTTAAAATAGATTCATCAAATTCGTTATCAATAGAAGCGAGGACTGATGCCGTTGAATTTTGGGCTCCTAGACGAATAAATTCTTTAAGAACTTTCTTATCAACCTCAGAGGAGTTTTTCCAATAAGATGCCAACCCTTTCATTCCTGAGTCAGAAAAGTCCTCCAAATTGCAACTTTCAAACATCTTTGCATATTCTTCACTGAGGCTTTCAATACAGTCGTTTCGAATTTTATTTATATATTTTTCCGTACTCATCGATAGTTCTCAGAAGTAACATAACGAGGCTGTAGAATAACTCTAACAGCTATATTTAATTAAAAAACGAGCTCTTGAAATCAATCCTAAGCGCTTTTAAGACACTAGGTAATGCATTTGGAACCCATAAAATAGGCTATTTTTCTTAAAAGATAGAAATTCTACAGCCTCAACGCCCTGCTAAGGGGCTGATGATAGTTGGCTAAAATAGCGAGGAACGAAGCGCAGCCAACTGTTAGCAGTCCGTTTTAAGCAGCTTGTTATGTGATTACTTGCTAGATTAGCTCACAAAATTTTTCTATAAAACCAGCGTTAAGTGCATGAATAAATAATGTATATATACAAAACAATGCACCGAATAACAATTGAAGGTTATGTTTTACTACTCTGCTACTAAAACCTTTCCAGATATCGTAAGAACGAATTTCGTCTAGGATATCTGCATTATTCTCTTTAGCTTTGTATTTATCTTCAAGATCTTTCAGCTTGCTTTTTAGTTTAGATTTAGGCGCATTAAGCTCGCTAAGCATTAGCCAAAGAAATACACCTAAAGTTATACAAATGATAAAAAAATTGAATGAGGCTAACTTTATGGGAGCTGAAAGCGTACCCAAACAAAAACCAACAACTACAACAATAGTATTTGTTAGGTCATTAAACCGACCCGTTAAATACTCAGAATATGCTTCTAATAATGTTTTTCTTTCGTGATTTGTCAAAATCTACCTCTTAATCACATAACGCCTACTTAAGCGGACAAAAATAGTGGGCTAAAATTTTGTTGAGGAACGAAACATAGCCCGCTGTTTTTGTTCCGATTTTAAGTTCTTGTTAGCTTTGTAGCTTAAACTCAAAACCAGTTTCTTTTATTTTATAAATGAAATCTTTTGACTCATGGCATATACGCATACCAATAGTCATTGTTTCACTACTTCTTCGCTCAGGATCGGAGTCAAGTATTAACTGAATATTCTCTTTTATTGTTTCAAAGTAAACATTAAACATATTAATTGTTTTTTGAGAATTAAATGTACCTGCTATAGGAGCACCATTGGCTGTAACACCGCCCCCTGGAGGCATATATTCCGTACCATCACTGACTACAATGTTACAACAAGCGTTTTTACTTCTAAGGATTTTGTACTGTTCTTGAGTAAGTGGTGGAGCTGTACTGTTTGTTTGATATACAGCTAACTCCGAAGGCCAGTTATTATGTATTGACTCGATAATATCTGTATCACACCATGATGTGTGATCATATATTCCAACTATATAGGCTTTAGATTCTTTAAAAAAAACGAACAATAGATCGCCAGTTCTTTCGATATAGCCATCAGATTCAATTTCAAGACCTAAGTGCAAATGTTGTATTCCCCAATGGGATAACATGTCATCGTCGTAATCTAATGTTTTAAGCTTTCGACTCTGATATTTTTTGAGGCTTTCACCATTTAAAATATCTTGTTTTATTAGCTCGTATGCTGATAAATATTTGCTAGGAATTAATAAATTGGAAGCTTCAACTAGCTCCCACTTTTTCGAGTCGATGATTCTATGCTTATATCTTTGATACCAATAAATAGAGTCATACTTGCTAGCATCATATCGTTGGAACTCTTCTATCAATTTATTATGGCAATAATCAGAGTAATCATTTAACACTTCATTAATTAATTCCAAAATTACTCCTTGATTATCGGAAAACACAGATTAAAAGCTAACAGCTTATTGAACGGCTCGACCGATAAAGCCGACCGTTTAAGTTATTGATTTATATCATCCTACATTTGCTATGTCTTTGAAGTAAAGCAATTTAATGACTCTTACGCTCAAATAAAAAACTCAAATTGCACGTTAAAAGTGTCAACGCCAAATGTAAGAAAATAAACCAAACAATATCAATACATTAGAGCAGCACTATTTTTATCAACATAGTCCTTTAGACTGCAAAAAGCCACAGTGAAACGCCCATAAAAATGGCTACATCAAGTAGCCATTTTTTGTTTGCAGCCAATCATCGTGGGTAGCAATGAGTAAGCAAGGCATGAGTCAGTATTTTTAATATATTTAGTAAGTTATCGGCTTTACTGAGTCAAATGCATTATGCACGATTTTGACTAATATTTTTTCTTGCTCAAAAGAAATGGCAATAGAAGGATCGTAGTCCCAACATATACTATTGTCCTTGGTAAAAACTTTTACCGCTAACTCTTGGGGTAAGCTGTCGGCCCTTTTCAACTCATTTTGAATGATCTCTTCGATGATCGAAGTGTCAGAGGTCGATTCAATACAATACAATTCTGTAGCGTTACTCATAGTCATCCTTAACTAGTGAACTAGTATTTACATCAATGTAACCAGTCTATTAAAAGTAGCATCAAACTGAAGTGATAGAAACAAAGATTTAAGCGATCAAAAGTTGCGGTTTAAGACGATCAAAAGTTGAGTGGAATTGTACATCATCAAATGTAGGGTAAAACACTATTAATTCATTAGCTTAATGAGTTTATTTTTTAGGTGAAATTGAATAGCAGAGATCAAGCCTATAAAACAACAACGCAACCCCCTAAAATTTTCATATGTAGTGAAGCACTGCGCTTCTCAGCCCCCGCAGTGCACCGAGCCGGAAGGACCCATTTAAACACCACAATATTTTTTTATAACCTTTTCAATCGCTTCACTTACAATAATCTCAGATTTATAGACTACTTTGTAATGTTCGACAACATCATCGCCACTATCCCAATGCTTAAATTCATCTTCACGTAACAAGCTGTCATTCCAAGCGACTTTCAACTCATCACATGGTATGCCCACCACATTTAATACTGACCATCCTTTGTTATATAAGATTATATCCAGATATTGCATTTTTTTATCGACGTTTTGCTTGTTATCCATTAACTCATTAATCTTTATACCTTGAAGAAGCCTTTGCTCATATATACTCATTAACTCTTTCATTTGAGAATACAAAATAGACTTAGCCCAATGTTTGTAAGCCAAGAGAGCAACGTAAAAAGCTAAAAACGAAATAAGAAAAGATAGAAACGCTATAAAGTTACCAACATCAAACCCAGTAAAAAGCTGACTAAAAATAAAACCCGAACAAAAAATACACACCACTACATATAAATCAGTATTCAATCAAACATCTCCTTGATGTGGTGGTTACCGCTGCATTAAATTGCTACATGTTGACCATAAATAACTATATACAAAAGCAACTATCACAATTTTTTAATTACAAATCAAGCCACTATTTCAATCTCTGCCCTTCTCAACCAATACACATAAGACTTCTTGCTATCGAATCCCATCAAGGTCCACTGCCCTTTGCAGATGTAGTGCACTCTAATGGCCCGTACACATTGCGGTGCTAACCGTTCAATCATCTGGTCGAACTGCCTAACCTCACGTGGGGGCGTTATCTCGACCACTGCCGAACTGCCGTAAACAATCACCTCACCTAACTTGTCGCACTGGCTTCGGCTTGCGAATCCTTGGCCATATTCTTGATGGGCCCAAAAGTTACCCCAGCGTGTTAACCCATGACGCAACGCTTTCATGTTCAGCGTCACTTGTTGATGCTGCAGCTGCTGCACATTAATCTTCGCCATCAATCATTGCCCTTATTTCATCAATCCCTAACTTAAACACCTGGGCGCATATTGCCGAAACATCATCAAATGGCACTCTCACATCACCCCGTTCCCAACGCTGATAAGTCCGTTCACTTACCCCATAAATCTCGGCCACTTCGGTCTGGGTTAGCCCGCGAATATTCCTGCCTGTTTTCAAAAAATCAAACCCGCGTAATGCCATTTCGCCCCCAAAAACCTCTAATTGCATATTCTTCTAATAATGATGCAGCGATCATCACAGCCACCCACTGGCAGTCAGGGTTTGACCGTTCTCACTTTTCACTGACGATCTAGGCAATATCTCGGGCGCAACAGAAGAAAACCCACGATAAATTAAATATTGATGATATTGCTCTAACGCTAAACTCATGCCTTTATCCAAGGTCGATTTAACGTACTTACGCAGCAACACAGGCAAGGCATGATTCAACAAACGTTCACCAATCATGGTATCGACACCTAAGTCAGCAACAATGGTCCTGAATAATCGACGTAAATCATGACTAGTGAAATGTTTAAAGCGGATTTGAGTGTGCCAATCATGAGCACAACGAATGGAAATAGCCCCACTGGTGCCAGGGAACAAATAAGCGCGTTTGCCAACATGCTTAAGCTGCCAACATTTATAATGCTGAATAAGTGCCTTAGCTGAATCTGTCATCGGTACACGATGTTCTTCTTTGTTCTTGGCATTACTGGCCGGAATAACCCAATAATCCCCTGCAAAATGCTCCCACCGAGCCAAACGAGTTTCGTTAATGCGGGTACCAAACATCATCATCAACACAAACAACATCTGCACCGGCATCACCACTGCGCCTAAACGAGTAAATAATTCAGCCAAATCTGACTCAAACAAGCGCGTATCCATGGCATCATTCACTTTAATGGAATACGTCACTCGATAACCGGCTAACGGATTAGTGTTAATCAAACGAAGCTTTGAAGCCGCAGCAAACACCGATTTAAGCTTATTAACCACCTCACGAATGTACTTAGGCGCAAACCCCTCAACCAACATCGGTTTAACCAAAATGCCGTCAACCGCAATAAAACTCACTTCATGCAATCGAACATCAGCCAACCTCGGCAACAGGTGACACTTGATCATCGACTTAATATTGCTGCGCCAACTCTTGCTATAAGTGGTGTTATTGGCAATATGTTCTTGGTACCACTCAAGCAAACTGCCGACCGAATCAAACTGGCCCGTTACCATGCCGCCCACATTACGTTTAGCCAACATCACCGGTAAATCAGCACATAAGGTCTTAATACACATGCTTGGCCAAGTGCCCACCTTTTGCCAAACTGTCTTACCGTTTTCATTCAATACCAAATGAACACTCGCCCGCGTTCGGCCAGCTGCAGCACGTAAACGAATTTCAGGAAACTGCGGATCACGATAATCACGACTCACCCCAGCGCGTAACCAACGCTTTAACGCTGCATCATTTAACTTACCAACCTCAACACCAGATGCCGCCTTTACCATCATCAGGCTACCAACCTATATTCCCAAGCGGTGCACTTTTCACGGCGGCGCTTTTGCTTAACCGAATTGGGCAACTCACGCCAACGGGCACTTAACGCGGTTTCGCTATCGTGCACACCAAACTGGTCAAAACACTGTTGTTGGATTTCGTACAAAGTGAGAAAACGGTCACCGCTTAAAATCTTCAGCAAACGCTCTTTTTGAGTCAAAGATGGATTACTCATCGTTAGCACTCCTTAAACCAAGCTGACGCCTAAACTTTGCCACCAACGCTTTACCCTCAGCAGGTTCAATGCGGCGGGTAGCACGAGTCGGTAACGCTTTAGGTAACTCAACATCAACCAACTCACCATTGCCGTATTTACGACATAAAATCTCGTATTGGCGGGTAAACATGGTTAATACGTCTTTTTCAATACCGGTAGCAAACAACCAGGTACCACATTGGCGCACAGCCAAACCAACAACATCATGGCTCCACTTATGGCCCGCTACATTGTGATAATGGCGCTTAGCCTCACGATATGCCGAATCTAAATCAGGTAAACCATAGTCATAAGCCGTTGGCTGACACCACAACGCAAACTGGCGTGGTGTTGGCCAAAACTGGCGATCACCCTGCTCGCGTCTTGCCCGAGTTAATCCCATTTGCACTTGATCACGGCTACTCACACCTTGAACGGCAAGCGTTTTAACCCACTCGGCTTTGTGCAACGACTCAACATCATCCTTAGGCGCACCAACCGGAAACAACACGCGCAGCTTTGCAAACACACTATCGACAATCGCCACATCCATTTCAGACAGCTGGCGATTTGAGCCATTACCCTGCATAGCGCCAACAATTGAACCGGTATTAACCAATGTTTGAATAGACTTCATATCAATGGATCCTCTGGGTCAAAAACTGAGTTACTCCAATCGGCCTTAATCGCTTGTTTCGCAATCAAGCCAGCGTTAACTAACCAATCGAACTCAAACCCAATCCAGCAACGTGAAGCGCATAACTCAAAAACGTCATCAACCGAGCAACCAGCAGCAACCGCTTTCACCAAATGCGGTGCCAGGCGATTAACCGCTGTTTGGGTTAACTTGGCTTTTTTCTGTTTGCGAATGGCTAACCAATCTTTAAAAACTTGGTCGCTTGGCAAAGCAGGCCACTTTGAAAAATCCAAAGGTGATTTTTTCGATGTGGTGACTACATCTTTTAAAGGTTCATTGACTGGTTCAAAAGAGTGACTGATTCTGGGTGCAGGAGATTCACTAGGGGGTAGTGCAGCAGATTCACTACCTAGTGCAGCAGATTCACTAGGGGGTAGTGCGACAGATTCACTACCTAGTGCAGCAGATTCACCACCTAAACTGCTTTTTTCATCAAAATCCAGATGAAAAACATTAGACGAATTACCCTTAACACCCTTGCGATATTCACGACGCAAAAAGCCCGACTTTTCGAGTTTTTTAACATGGTCCATAACGCTACGACGGCTCATTT